CAGGGCAGCTCTTCCACTTCCATCACTTCACTCATCACACCACCTCCATGAAGCTGTCATCGTGTGCGCACGACTCATCGACCCACATACGCTCAGGGCCACGTGGGCCAACGATGTCCAGCATCAGGTTGTAGTGACCGAGTTCCATGTCTCGCTCATCCATGCCCAGGATGTGTGTCACAAGCCACACCTCACTACCTACTACATACAGGGCACCACGCTTGATGTTGCCCCAGCCTACCATTGGGATATTAGCCAAATTCATATTGCCTCCTTTGTTGTCGTCACCACCACGTGACCTATGTATATATATTACGTAGCTTGGGCAAAATCTACAATCGATTAAAATATATTTATTATCAGTGCAAAATGTTTTATTGCACGGGCGCGGAAGTCAGGCAAAATGTCTTTTTGCAGAATGGGCGGGGATAGATAAGAGAAGAGTGTGCAGTGGCGAGGGCCGATGTAAATCTGCGTGGAGGGGCGTATGATGGCCAGGTAGGCGTGTGACGCGTGCTACATGGTAGGGGCCCCAGGCTACACCCGCGTCGTCTGCTATAGCAACAAGCTTTTTTCTCCCGTCAGAAAACGAGCCTCCCGTCTCACAATAATAATCGTATTATTCAGGGCATTACACACGCGTCATCCATAGATATAGTTATGGAGACAACAGATTATGCCCTACAATGATAAAGATTATGACGGCCCCGACGACAGGCGCTTCTACCGACGACACGTCTTCTTCAACAAGACTGACACCCTGGACTGGCTCCTGGACCGAGGTGCGGTCTCCCCTGAGGACGACATCATTGCGGCCCTGGACGGTGACGAGTGGTCCGAGCCGCCTGTCCCCACCCTGGACGGCCTATCAGATGACCTTGTCTGGATATGGCACTGCCGTGAGTCGGGCATGGGCTGGAAGGACATTGCCCCACTTATCGGCCTGAAGACGCCTGCTGGCGCCTGGAAGCGCTTTCAGAGATTGTTGAGTGATGAGAGGAAAAAGGCTGTGATATCTTTAGATAAGGGGCGTGCATAATGGCCACAGGGGCACCTGCCACAGGTTTCAATCGACTCCGGAAGCGTCTCCGTGACGCCATCAAGCGCGGTGATGCTGCTCAGATTGTGCAGTCTGTCATGCTCTTGGGTGAGCACGCCAATGAGGTTGAGGACTACAAGATGGCAGCTCGCACATTCTTTGAGTTTGCTGACCTCCTCAGGCAGCTGAAGAACGACGGTCAACTGTCTGACGGCGGCCAGGCCCAAATCCTGGAGCTGCTTCGCAACGGGACTGATGAGTGAATCACAGCTGGTCGGCTGAATTACGCAAGGAGCTGGGGGACTTTAAGAAGTTCCTCCGGCTCATGCACGTCTTTGACAAGAACGCTGGGAAGAAGGTCCCCTTCGTTCCAACCCCTGAGCAGCTGCGTCTCGCTGACATGCTGCAGACATCGGGTCGTGTCATCATCCTCAAGGCCCGTCAAATCGGCGCCTCCACTGTCGTCCGTGCCTACTTCACCTGGAAGGCGCTCATGTCGACTGAGCCTACCCATTCGGGCATCATGTCCCTCAGCCATGAGTCAGCCCAGTATCTCCACAGCCTCGACAAGGGCTTCATTGACTGCCTGCCTTCAGCCTTGGGCCGCAAGCTGGACAGCAGCACCGCCCGCACCATTCGCTTCAAGGACACCGGGGCACAGCTCCGCTCCTTCACCGCAGGCATGAAGGGCGGCGGCACTCGCTCCTTCGCCCTGACCGACCTCCACCTCAGTGAGTTTGCGCACTACGACGACCAGGACGAGGTCCTGTCCAACGCTGTCTCCACTGTCGGTGCTGGCGGCCAAATCGTCATTGAGACCACCGCCAACGGCCCAGGCGACAAGTACCATCAGCTGTGCCTGTCTGAGACCCCTGACTGGTCCCTCTTCTTCAGCCCCTGGTTCAAGCACGCCGCCTACAGCAAGACTGCCCGCTTCGGCGACAGCAACGTGGGCCCCATGACAGCTGAAGAGCGGAAGCTCCAATCGAAGCTGGGGCTCACCCGTGACCAGATGTACTGGCGCCGGACCATGATTCACAGCATGGGCCCTGACAAGTTTATGCAGGAGTACCCCTCCACCCCTCAGGAGGCCTTCATCGCCACCTCCAAGGCGTGGCTCCAGCCCTCACACCTCGCTGACATTGAGGTCCGCAAGGGCGGCGGCAAGGAGATATGCCTGGTCGACCCGACCGAGATGGATGCCGACGGCCTCGTCCTCGGCATTGACGCCGCTAGCGGCACAGGTGGTGACTTCACCGCCGTCACTGCTGTCTCAGTCTCCACCGGTCAGCCTGTCTGGCACTGGCACTGCAACGATGAGTCGCCCGGTCGCTTCACTGAGCGTGTCCTGAAGTGGTGTGAGAAGTGGGACATCCGCTCGGTGCTGGTCGAATCCAACGCCCACGGTGCTGTCGTCCTCAGTCGGCTCCGTGACCTGGGCATTGATGAGAACCTCCTGTGGAAGGACGAGACTGGGAAGGACTGGAACACCAATAAGTGGACCAAGATTCGTGCCCTGGAGGAGCTGAAGACCAAGCTGGAGGACGGCACCATCACCGTCATGGCCGAGCCCCTCTACAAGGAGCTTCAGCAGCTTGACAATACCGGGGCCACACCCCGTGCCCCGAAGGGCTGCCATGACGACCTGGTCATGGCCACTGCCCTTGCCTATATCGCGCTTCTAGCGGTCCCCTCCATGGCCTTGCGTGAGACACGTGAGCGGCTGATGGACAGCTGGATAAAGAGCCAGAGAGTTTCTAAGATACTGCGCGGCGACCGCTTGCCGTGGCGAAGGAGTCAACATGCCTAGTTATAAGCTTCTACCTCAGACCGTTGCTGCAATCGCATCCCGCTCGAAGGACTACTGGGACAAGCAGCGTCCCGAGCTCTTCCGGCTCAAGCAGTGCTACGAGACCCGGATGTGGGATGACCGCATGGGCTACGATGACCGCAACTTCACCTCCATGGCCGGCATCAACGTCGAGGTTCCAGTCGGTTATGAGACGGTTGAGACCCTGATGGCCTCCCTCTTCACCCGCCAGCCAGGCGTTGTCATCCGTCCTGGCATCCAGGGCACCGGCTCCCCTGAGAAGGCTGAGGCTCTTATCAACAACTGGACCATGCGCAACCGCCGTGTGATTGAGGATGCAGCCCGTCTGGCCCTTATCTATCCGATGTCCTTCGTCAAGCTCGCACCCCAGGACCACATTGACCCCATCAGACGCGTGACCGCTGTTGCCGTTCCTCCTTGGGAGGTCATCATCGACCGTGATGCCTACCGCTGGGATGAGCAGCGCTTCTGCGGCCACGTCTACTACCTTCCCCTCCCAGATGCAAAGGCCAAGTTCGGCAACAAGCGCTTCGAGGCAGGTGAGCGTCCTGAGTATTGGGACAAGTCAGGCCTTAATTCTGAGATGGGCTACAAGAGCGGTCCTACCAAGCTGGGCGTCGGCACACCTACACTGGATGAGGGCGAGGAGGGCTACTTCCACTTCATCAAGGTGGTTGAGCTCTACGACTTTGTCAACGACAAGCTCCTCTTCTGGTCCCCCAACTACAAGTCGGGCGATGAGTTCCTCGATGTGGGGCCAATCCCCTTCAGGAAGTTCGACGGCTCCCCTGACAACAACGTCATTCCGATGTACTTCAACCATGTGCCTGACAAGCCCCTTGACGGCTACAGCACCCTGCGTCGCACCTATGACCAGGCCTTTGAGATGAACATCATCCGCTCCTTCCAGGCCAACGCCGTCCGCAAGGCTTCACGCCAGTGGCTCGTCAAGAAGGGCGCCATGGATGAGGAGCAGATGGCACAGCTCATCAGCGGTGTCGATGGTGCCTATGTCGAGGTGGACACTGACTCCCTCGATGGCGTCATGCGTGCCGTGCCTCACACGAGCACACCTCCTGAGGTGCAGGCCTACTACGAGGCCGTGCGTTCTGACAAGGACCGTGGCTCCATCATGGCGCCCTTCACCCGTGGTGAGGCAACTCGCTCCTCTGCCACCGAGATTGCTGCACTGGTGGCCTACACCTCCTCAGAGACAGGTCGTATGGCCCGTGAACGTGACGAGATGATTGAGCTCATGTCCCGTGGCATTCTCAACATGTACCGTGTCTACCTCGGTGAGGACCCTGTCACACTCC